ACGGCAATCTCTTTAATCTGATTAATGCCATCAACGTTTAATATGTTTTTACCACCCATTGTTACAATAAAAGCAGTTCTATCGTTTGGTCTATTTGTTACAGCTAACACAACAGCGCCGCATAATTTATTGTCTTCAGTTGCCACTAACAAGTTCCATACGCCTGTTAAAACCAACGTTTTTACTTGCTCAACAGTATACTCATCAGCGCAGAACTCTTGAGCCACAGAAACATATTGCTCTACCTCTGGCCAAAGTCTTGCTGTCCACTCGTTCGGAACTAGTTCAAATTTCATGCTGGCAAATGTTTCCTTGCTTTAGAGTCAACAGCAACCTTACCCTTACCAACTGTTTTACTTCTGTCTGCTTGTATTCTGTCCATCATGCCGTACAAACGTTTAGCACCAGCATCTGTAGATCCATTACCTAGCTCAGATACGATACGGGCTGGGATTACAAACTCACCATCAGCCAAGCGCGCCGGTTGTTTATCGTTAATTGATGCTGGAATGGAGTCAGATACGCCATCGCCTGGCCCTTTTAGCAACTGACCACCGTCTGAATAACCGCCTAAATGACCACCCATAGCAAACTGAGGGATGTTGCCGTCCATTGTTTGTTGAGCGCCGTAACCATCACGCATACCTTGAAGAGCAGCCAAACCACCAGCTGGCATCCTATCTAACTGAGGAACCTGTCCGCCATTAGCTGCCGCATAAGCAGGCATCTCTGTAAACTTTTGGGTGAAATAGTTACGCTCAGATGTATCAAGAGGTTTTGTCGTTTTGCCATACTTATCGTATTCAATCGGCTGGAAATAATATGATTCACCAGCTGCTGGCTCACGCTTAGCTGTAGTGTATTCATACGGTCTAATCATACCTTTATTGCCTTGAGTTGCAATGCCTTCTTGCTGGCCGCCAAGCATGCCGAGTAAAGATGTTGCACCTAAGCCAACGCCTAGTTTTTCCATGCCAGACAAACCGCTCCACCAGCTTGGATCAACTGGAGAACCAGCGCCAGCAGATAGACCGCTTCCAGTAGCTTCCCAGCTTAAACCTGTGGCTGGATTGATATTTGATGCTGCTGCCACTGCTGGAGTATTAGATGCTACTGCTGCTGTTTCGGCAGCCGTGGTAGCGCCTCCTGCAATACCCGCACCAGGAACTGCTGAGCCAGCTGTGCCAGCCGCCGCACCACCTACACCTGCCGCACCAAGACCCCAACCAGCCAAACCACCAATACCTGCTCCAGTGAGCATGCTGTCAAGAATCTTGCCGTCACCTGTCAATGCGCTGTAAGCACCGCCTACGCCGGCACCAATCATAGCGCCACCGCCAATAACAGCTGCTGTGCCTGTCAGGCCAGCCCATGTACCTACTGATGCCGCTGCCGCAACGAATGACATATTAGTTTCCTTCCAACAAAAGATCTTTTGAGTTGTCCACAATCATATCTTCCAGCTTTTGAATATCAGTCTCGCTGGTTGAGTAGATGTTTTGGAAAACTACTGTTTCAATAATGTATGCTATTTTACGCCCAGCCTTAGCCATAAAGGTCATTGGCGCAACTAATTCTGTACGATTACCTTCTGAATCCACCACAATCATCCTGCCTGAAACCATGTTACAGAGATGCTCATGTCTGTGGTACTTGCCAATAATCACAGCGCCAGCAGGTAAAGTTACTTCTTTTATGTAAATGTTCGGTCCAAAATGATGACTTTCCTTGCACTCAACTTGAGGAGCGCTCTTAACAGCAACGGCTAAGTTATCAAGACTTTGCTTGATGTCTGCTTGAACCGTTGGTTTAGTCATCATATAGTGGCTTTTAACTTGTACTTAGGATTGTCAGACTGCTCAATGCGCGCGCCAGACTCTCGAAGAGTTGTCGTGGTTACAGGCGCTGGCTCTGTATCGTAGATAGTAGAAACACCAGCCTTCTTAAGCTCACGGACAAAATACTGAATGTCGTTAGATAGATCCTGAACAGTGGCAATTGTGAAGAAATGAACCTGAGCAACGCCTGGTTTAAGCATCTTATAACCCATCACTGAGTCTTCAAATGGCACTAACTTAAGACCTTCTTTAACTTCATTTCTAACGTTTTGCATGCCAATCTCTAGTGGTATGCCTCTGTTATTAAAGTAGTTTTCTAAGATCTTAGCTATTTTTTCAGTCTTCATGGACTTGTTAGCGGATGCGATACCACCTTCAGCAAACTGTTGTGGGGTCATGCTGGTCTGAACCGCAGGCGCAATGACTGAGGCTAAAGCGCCACCGGATTGTTGCATCTGATTTAAAGCTTGCAGGCTCATGGTTGCCTCACGGATTTATATAGGTTGAATGTTATCATTTTTAATCTCTTGTGCATACTACCCGCCGCAAAACTGAATACGAATTGCTGGCACATAAACAGTCGGCGTTACGCCTGGTAAAGTAACTGTTACTAAAGTAGGCCCAGAAGTGTTGGAATAGATGTAATACCTAGTCTTTTCTCCTGCCTGTCTATAAACTGATTGTGGGTTAACAAACTGCACATCATCGTTGTTAAATAGCTTGTATGCTTTACCTGAGTTTGTCGTGTTTACCCATCCAGCACCTACATTCTTTTGAGCATAAACGTACACAATTTGGTTGGAATTAGTACCTTCTATGTTCAAAGAAATAGACAGTGAATACACGCCCTCGTACTGAAATGTAAACTCGCCAGTCAACGGATCATAAGTAATTCCTTCGCTTACTGGCGGTAGGAAACTATTTGGAATTAGCAGGGCTGGTGTTGTACCTATGGCAATTGACGCAGTGCGGTCAAACGCCTCAATGTAAGACGGTTCCCATGCAGTGGTTTGAGCCGTGTTATCTGGAAACAGTATGCCTTCAGTTGTAACACGCTGAGTTACGGATTGATTAAGGTTATCAATTGTGTTGAAGTACAGACGTAACGCCGCATTTAACTGTTCCTGATACCTTGCCTCATACTCCGTTGGGGGAGCGATGAGGAGGTTGGGGGCTTTTGGCGGGATTAAGTTAGCCATTAACGACGTCCGTCTGGGCGAATATCAATACGTGGACTACCTAACTGCCATGATGCACCTAAATCAGCAGACTCAATACGGAACGCCATCTGACGTCCACGGATGCGGGTATATACCTGACCAGTGAACTGTTCTACAGGAAGAGCTACCGTACGTTCTACGGTTCTATCGTTTGGTGAGCCGTAGGCTGTACCAGCATTAGTACGTGGCTTAACTACCATTGTGCATCTTGGGTTTTGTACTGTAGACCCAGCAAATGTTACGTCAGGCAAGATGCGCCATACAAAACCAAAGTTATGGCCGTCACCGATGTCAAAGTCTGATGACTGGATGTAAGCATTAATTGGTGTAGCACTAGGCCCAGAGATGTCATCGTTACCGTCTTCATGGTTCAATAAACGGCGGTTATAGTCAGCTGCAAGTGGATATTGCAAAACACCTGAATCAAGCCATGCTGTACGACCCATCGTGCCGTAATACCATACACGGTCTAGATAGTTGTACACAACATAGCTGTCAACAACTGTTGAATTGGTTGAGCAATAGAACCACCAAATCTCGGAATACTGTTCGTTAGAAGCAGCAAACACCTGATAGGCTTGATCTTTGTTCAAGTTCCTGAAAATATACTGACGCACTGAACAAGGCAAAGTTTCAACACGACCAGAGTACATGAAGAACTTATCGGAACCCATCCAGTAGGTCACGTTATTAATTGTGATTGCAGCCTTTGGCCCCATCACAGATATGTTGTCTTGCAATAGGGTAAACCCGTATACATAAGGTGGCCCTAGATACTGCATAGAGTAGATAGCAGCATCGGTCAAAACTAGAATCTCTTGACGGGTATTAACAGCTGTAACAATCTGAGAGCCAATAGATAAGCGTTGCTCACCAGACTGGTTTGTAACATCTGGAACCCAGTCAAATGGGTTTTCTTGGTCAGACCAGCGGACCAACAATGGGTCAAAGTCTGTATTAGCATTTAACGGATCATATGAGTTAGCGCCAAAAGCAATACAGAAACGCTGTACTGTTGATGAAATAATCTGATAAGTCTGATTGGGAACAAATTGACCTGAGAAACCAGCGGCGTTAGAAGCTGCTTCTAGTGAAATGCCGCGAGTATTGACTCCTAATGTGGCATCCCAGTAGTAAATCTCACCGCCACGTGGGGCATAGATAAGGTCTTCACCAAAGTTATCCTGAGTCCAAAGACGTAACTGCTGGCCAATACCGATAGCAGCGGCTGATCCCCAGCCACCACGTGACCATGGACCTGCACCCCAGCCAAGGCCGAACGTATAAATGTTTAGACCTGATGGGTATAGGTAAGTAATTGTTACAGTGTTACCACCATGGCCAGTATCGCTTGCGTTTGCAGTTACTGGGATTGTGACTGTATAAGCTGTAGAGTTAATAACCGAGGTTACTTCATACTCGGTATTGATAATTGTGCTGGTAACGTTACCACCTAAATTAGCGGCGCCTGAGAATATAACGTAGTCACCAAGTTCTGGGTTATATGTGGCATCCACAACAGTAAGGGTGCTACTGCCGTTTGATGCAAAAAACGGCCCGTTTGTAATTGTGCTGACGTTTACTGATGTGTCATAGATTGGGGTAATGTCAAAGTAAGCACCGCCCTTTTCAATGTAAAACTTAGAGCTTGTACCTAATCCAATTAGAGATTCACCAGATAATGTAGTCCACTGGTTCAATGAACGACATATACCTAAGAACTGATTGTTTGAGTAACGCGTCCAGCCACCAATCTTTTCTGGAAAGCCTGAACGGAATCTAACTTTGTCGCAATCATACCAACCACCCTCACCAGAGTAGTTAGTGTTCTCTTTGTTGACTCCCGGACGGAATACTAATTTCTGTAATGGCATGGTTTACCCTAAGATTCGTATAGAGCTTTTTCGCCCCTGCGACGTTTATCTAACCCTTTTAGCACTTTACCACCAGCCTTGTTCCACTTCAAGAACTCTTCTGCGGCAGCCTCAAATTCTTTACGATTGTGCTTCATGCGCAGGGTGCTGTTCTGCAAGTTACCAAGACCTACGTTGAATGAGAAGCTAACCAACGCATCAAACTGCCCTTGTGTCATCTCACCTGGGCATAAGCGATGAACGCCTGCCTCAAAGCGCGCTAAGTCTTTCTTTAGGATGTCGTTGACTTCATCCATGCTCAAAACGCGATTCCAACCTTCAGGAATAGGTAATGCCTTTCGATTAGCCAGCGGTACTCTAGCATGATTGGGGTCAATAACATGGCCGACGCCCACGGTCCATAACAGAGCGGGGCATTGGTAAGGAGACGTTCTAACACCTTCATCGTGTTTAATCATCTCAATAAGCTTGTCGCTTACTTTCACTTTTTATTCCAACCACGTGAACCAAACCAGAAACCAATAATGGCGCCAAGCATAGCCATCTCGTCATCACTGAAAATCTCGTTAGCAATCTTAAGCAAGTCATCAATGTTATTAATAATGCCAGGGTGCATAAATACATACACGCCAATACCTACGTTAATAACAAACAACTCAGCCACAAATAAGTAAGTCACCATCGGGCGAACTGTTCCAACGAATGAAGACACCCATGGAGCTGCTTTGGCCAACACCTTAGCATCATGCTCATAAGCAGCCTTTGTCATATCGGCATCAGTCTGCATCATCACTTGATCAGTGCGGATTTCTTCCATCTTAGCTTGTGCCAAGTAACCGCGTTCAAGCATTTGTAGCTCACGCTCGGTCTGCATCTTAGCTAGTTCTAGCTCGTGCTTCTTGTCTGACTTATCTTGGAAATATTCTAATAGCTTTGGTAAGCCTGAGATTAGCAAGCCGCCTAATGTTGATAGTAATGAGAACATGTTAGTTTCCTAATCGGTTAGTTGTTGCACGTTTTAGTGTATTCATCTCAGAGCGTAGCGTAGAACTTGTTACATCTAGCTCAACTTTCTGTGCAGCTAGACCAGAGCGTAACTCTTTCTGTGTGCTTTCTGCAACAATCTTAGCTTCACGGGCAGCCATCAACGCCTCTGCCAAACGCTCCTGCATCTTGGCAATAACTTCACGTTGATCCGCTACCTTCTCTTCCAATATCTTTACCTTGCGCTCTGCGCTTGATGCTGATGAAGCAGTATCACTGTAGCCTTCATACATCTCTTTGACTTCGTTGAACTTAGTAATGCCTGTATAGCCAGCGCCCAAGATAGCAGGTACTCCAGCGATGATGAAGCCAGCCACCATGGTGTTTTGCTTGGCCCAAGTTACCCACTTATCTACGAAGCCTTGTACTTGGTCTAATTTCTCTAAATCACTCATTGCTCAAATCCTAAGTCTTGGTTATATGCTGGCTGGTTAAAGCCCTTTTGTTGCAGCAAATCCATCATTATTGAGTCCTGCACTAGTATGTTGTTCGGTATGCCCTGCACTATGCTCACTTCTGGAAACACATTCGCTTGCTGAAGTCCAGGCTTCACAAACAGCTCCAACGACAACACAAGGCCAACCACTGACTGCGTTTTCCCCTTTGGTGCTGGGGTAGGGGATACCTGTGTAGTCGATGTTGTCGGCGAATCCGTCTTTGTCTCCGAGGCACTCGTTGGGGCAGACTGACTTGTTGCAGATCCTTCCACTTTCGGGGCATCTTTTGTTTCCGTGCTGGGAGTCGGGGTCGTTTCCAAGTTCGGCACAGGCGTTGGGGTCGGAGCAGTTACAGGTGAGGATTGGATTGTTGGGGCAGATATGGTCGAAGCTGGATTCAGGGGCGACACAGGCGACACAGGATTGGTCGGGTTGTTTACCGATTTCTTGCAAGTGTCTGATGTAGTCACCCAAGGTTGCCACTGTGGACTCCCGTACGGATCTGGGCATGTCGAGGAACGAGTCTGGGTAATGCTCCCCGTAAAGCCTGTCTGACATTGAAGAGTTTGTTGTTGGCTGCTTATTTGGCATGTTGGCGGGTTTTGCGTGCAGGTGTTGCTGGTTGTTTGCCACTCTGTCCACGTGCCGCTGGGGCAGATTTTGGTGCGGCTTTGCGTGATGACGCCGCTTTGGTTGATG